TCTGTTTCAACTAATTCAGCTTCAGCATCTTCAATTGTTTTAGCATCTACAACATGAAAAGTCATACATAAAGCGTCTGTTTCTGCATACACAGCACGTTTTGTACCAGGCGTACTACACAACAAATGTGGGCCAGTAACTAATTGTACCCCATCATCTGTAGTAATTGCTACTGTGCCTGATACGATTAAATAGAAATGTTCTTTTTTGTGGACTTTACCCACCACCAAAACACCTGCTGGACGCCATACTTCACGGCAATACATTCCTGCGTGAAACGTGTGAGTGGTCTTAGGCTCGTACTGTGGCAGTTTAGAAATTTCACGTTGCAAGTTTTCCACACGTTGACGTAACGGCGCGTTAGGTAACAACCCTTTGCCGAATGTCATGGCTATATTCATAACGATTTCCAATTATGAATAATTACTACTAAATAAATAATGATTAAAACAACTAATAATAAAGGATAAACAAGTCCAATTGCGTAGCCTAATAAAGTTAATAAAATGGATTTAAAACCCATTGCAACATTAATGTTTACATATTTAAAAACAAACACCATGACAGGATTTTGTTCATACCCACCATTTTTTAAAATAGTTGATGTCGTATACCAATCCAAACATTGAAGTATAAAAAAGGTAAAAGATAATAAATGCAGTTCCATTATGTCGCCTGTGTTTGTGCGGTTAAAATGCCATTAGTAAACGTCATGCTACCGTTGGCGCCTAAAGTTGTTAATTTGGCGGTGTTAATCGTCACCGAAAGTCCACCACCTAATCCTAAATTGGTTCTTGCATTAGATGTTGTTGTTGCACCTGTACCGCCGTTGGCTATCGCAAGTGTGCCACCAAGTGCTATAGCGCCGCTAGTAGGCGTATTTGGGGTTAGTCCTGTTGTGCCACCACTAAAAGTTGTTACACCATTATTGACACTATTGATAGTTACTGCGCCTGTGCTACCGCTAATTGTAATACCTGTGCCTGCAATAATAGAAGTAACACCAGAGTTGCTAATTGTTACCGCGCCTGTACCACCACTAACTGTAATGCCTGTACCCGCTATGTTAGAGGTAACGCCACTATTATTAATCTGAATCGAGCCATGCCCATTGGTTACACTAATACCTGCGCCTGAAGATAAGGTATTTTTATTTAAACCATTACCAATACTATTGCCAATAAGCAGCTGCCCATCGGTGTAACTGGTTTGACCTGTACCACCGTTAGCCGTACCGATACCAGTACCAGTACCACTACCAGTAGTCGTAAATAAATTATATAAAAACCGATACCATGCAGGTGTAATGTCACCAGACTCTTGGTCTAGAAACGGTGTTCTAGGTGCAGGGATTTTGGTGATATCAGGATTAGCCATTATTTACTCGTTGCATTTACTAATAGGTTAGCGCCAGTAATAACAATCTTTATTGGGTCTGTGCCTGATACCTCATAGACACGATCGCGCAACTTTAAAGTCATACCAAGCCTACGCCAAAACGCTCTAAAGCCATACTCACCAATTTTACCCATTTGTGTCCAATGTTCGCTAGACCACGTATGTCCACCATCATCCGACCAACGCAACATGACTTGAGGATCACTACCTTGCCCATCATTAAGCCCAGCACCCGACTCGCAAAGTAATTGCAGTCCATGTTGAGCCGTACGAACCATTGTGTTTTGATTCTCAGGAATAGGGCGCCATGACCGTAACCATTTCTGTATGTCGCCATTATCTTGATAGGTGTTTAAATCCAACGCGTAAAGATTACCATTTTCATAGTCGCCTACAATAATTTTATTGTTAAACGTCATCTGGCATTGTGATCTATGGCGCGTAAATTTACCATTTGACCATCCTGCACGTTCATGCCATGCACCTGTCGATACATCGTAAGCCCATGTCTTACCGGCAGTTGGAAATGCTATCACATAGAACGCATGGCCTTCTTGTTGATAAGTGTAAGCCACCGCATCAGAAACGTCGCCATAGCCTTGAATAGCGTACTCAATAGCGTGCGTTGAGATACGTTTGCCTGTGTAGCCTTGGTTACGATAAATGATGCCATAACCTCTTGGATCAGCACCGAGCCAAAACAAGCTGTTATCTAATTTGCAGATAGATGATTTAGCAATACAACCAATCTCGTTGTAAGCGCCTTGAATCGGTGCTAATGGAAACGGTACAGTCGCTGCGTCATACCAAACTTCAATAGTGCCAGTACCGAATACCCATGTTTCACGGTTATTAGTTACAACTGCTACCACATTGTCGGGAGAACTTTCGGCAGCCGCAAACGCTAATGGGTCGGTAATCGTACCATCAAAAATATTAGTAACCCAAAGAATTTGTGAGTTGGGCTGATTGTAAACAAAGTATCCATCAATGTAAGAAATGGTACTTGCGCCTGCTGGTGTAGTGGCTTGAACAAAAGTATTAGCCACTTCGTTATAAATAAACAAATCGGGGTCACAAGCGATGGCAATTTGCGTACCATTATCAGCAATTGAAACAGGGCCTGTGCCGGTAATGTCGCCTAGTTTAGTAGCCGTATAGTCGGGCAGAATTTTATAGAACTCGGTGCCAGACGCTACATAAGCATCTAACCCATTAGTTTGATGAGTCCATAACCCACGAATAGGGCCTGTGCCAATGGTGGCTAAATTAAGAAGCCCAGGTGTTCGATTAAGAAACCCACCTGTCAAACCACCTTCCGGTACGGCTTCGGGGAATAGGTTGACCATCCTACTGTCAGCAGCATTAATTGATCGTGCGACGTAGGATTGTCCTAGTATTGGGGTCAACATGGTATACTTCTATTTAAGTTAAATAGGAGATGACTATGGAAATTTGGAAATCGGTTGTTGGGTACGAAGGACTTTACGAAATTAGTAATCATGGTAATGTTCGCCGCATATCTAGAGGTAAATTGTTTACCGCTAATCAAGTTCGAGAAGCCAAACAAATGTTTGACCAAGGCGCAACTCTTAAAGCAGTAGCTAAATTTCTTAACACAAGTATTACTACGGCTCATTCTATCAAACATAGTAAAACATGGCAAGGTGATGCTGAGTTTAGACCAGTTAAAACAAAGATTGGCACAGATCAATATGTTTACTTTACACCAAGTAAAAATGGAGTATATAGGCATCGCCCTATTCATAGATGCCTTTGGGAAGCATTTGTAAGTCCTATTGAAAATAAACTTGAAGTTAATCATAAAAATCTTGATAGACAAGATAATAGACTTGATAATCTTGAATTGGTTACGCACAAAGAAAATGTTCAACACGCTATGGATATGTACCGCAAAGACCCAAATAGCCGTCAACCAAAAGGTAGCGCTGGGTCGTATAGAGGTAAATATTTTAAACATAGTTTGTAAGTTATTTATTTTAAATCAGTAATTGCCAGAAAATATATTAAACCGTTGACGTGTGCCAACAATACTGTATGGCAACGCCATAATATCGTCAGGATTGTTCTGACGTTTTAAGTCACGCTTCGATGTCATTGCAATACGTGCAACAGTCGGCGGTGGCTCAACCCCAAACTCAGGCGCAATTTCGCACGCTAAGTTATATCTAAAGGCTCTTAAATAGCCTGGGGGAAAATAAAGTTCAGTCGATAAAGATGCAGGCTGATCCATTTCTTGAACAGAAATAATGTGCCACTCCAATACTTTGGTTGGTACAGGATAAACCGTCATTGTAATGTTAGGAAACTCCATGTTGACCCACATTACTTGTGGGTAAGTAGAAGTTACCGTTTTAACCGCAATACCATCATACTGTTGTTGGTTGATAATTTTAATGCCATACGAAATATTACTCGCAGGATCTCGAAAGTAAGTTGAATCATCAATTGCTACAGGGCGAACTCCAACAAGCGTACCAGTAGGCCCAAGTTTTTGGGTAATAACCCCTGGCGCCCATGAAAATACTTGATCAATTGTGTTGTAAATCATTAATCGTTCGGTATTCCACGAATCAATCATCTGATTTAAAGCAGTTAAAGCATCTTGAGATGTTGCGGCAGAGGGAACTTCGCCTTCAGCTAGTATGCCTAATAAACGTAACGCCCCATTAATCTGGTCGTTGGTAGTTGCCATATCTCATCCTTTATTGAACTGTTTTGCGTCGGCTTCTTGGTGCTAAAGCATTTTCTACTACAGGTGCTTTTTCAATAACTTGTGTTTCATTTGGGTCGTATTCTTCCCAACCATGCTTATAATCATGATCTACTTCGGCTTCCATTGACGCGACTTTTGTGCCGTGTTGGGGATGTCTTAAATAGATGATTGCCATGTGTTACCTTTATTAGTGAGGGGGTGTTTAGCCCCCTTGTTTTTACTGACCGTGAATAATTGCGTAATTAATAATAACAGCTTCAGAGTATGAAGTTGAACTTAAGTTACGCAATGAAATTAAAGCAGTACCACTAGACAAATAAGAAACGTAAGTGGTGTAAGCCCCAGCAGCGCTACCAGTAGTGTTACTTGATACGCACACAATGAGAGTATCATTGGCAGAAATTAAACTATTGGTTAAAATAAATGATGCTACTGCACCACCAGCTAACGCTGCGTTGTTCATTGTGATACGACCAGCAGACTTGTTTAAAGTCACGCCAGTAGACTTATCAGTTGCCTGTGTTACTGTACCTTGCGCGGCAGTTGCATATCCAATTTCTTGAGTTGCGTAACAAGTACTAAACTCAGGATCTAAATACGCTACGCCAGTTGCTTGACTATTTGACATAATTTATCCTTTTAAAAACCCCACCGAAGTGGGGCATTAATATTAACCAGCAATACGGTTAAACACGTAGGTAGCATCACCTGATTTACGGACACGGAAGTTGCATGATGTAGCCGCAGAAACAGCCGCTGCACCAACAATAGTGCATCCAGTATTAACAACTAAAGTTGCAGCGTTAGTTGCACCTGTGTTGATAATAAAAAAGTCAAAACAACTGTTAACTTTCATGCTAGTAAACGCTGCATCTAAGTCAGCACCAGTAGGTACTGTTAAATTAACCGCTGCGCCTGTGTAAGTAATGATACCGTTTGCTAACTCAGCTGCGGTTAATGTTGCTGCTGCGGTCTTAGCGACTGGTGCTGATTGAACACCTAATATTACTTCGCTTAAGTTACCATCACCTACTTGATACCCACCTGCTCCATTTGGAAGTGCCATGATATAAATTCCTTATAAAAAATAAATTAAAAAGCCCTCGCTTTAGCAAGGGCAATTGGGTTTAGCCCCACATACGAACGCCCATTGCTGGTCTGATCGCTGAATAACCATAGAGGATATCCACGCGACATGGCAATCTATCGTTATTAATATCGTACTGACGGACAATACGCATAGAAATACCGTTATGAACTTGACGTGAAGCCATATCTACACCTTGTGGCAATAACAAATCAGCAGAAGCAAAAGTAATCGCATCTTTGTGATAGATTAAGTTTTGTGCATACTGAGTAGCAGAGCCACCTAAGAAAGTTAAAGCAGCGCTTGATGCAGGGAATGAATCAATCGTTGCTAAAGCATTACTTGATGTGTACATCGCAGGAGATACAGTCAATGTAGCAGTTGTGCTTGAAGAAACAGTAACTGGTGCAGTTACTACGAACTGTTGTAATGAACCTGTTGACTGACGAGTTTGTGGGTTAACTGCGTATACGTTAGCAATTGTAAATACATCACCGACGTTGAATGTTGGTGATCCACTTGTAAAGCTGATGGCTAATGAAGTAGAACCTTGAGTAGTTACTGTAGTCGCTACGATTGGTGATGTTGGAGTAACACCAGTTGTATGCTGAACAATTGATTGGCTCATGTTAATTTCATCGTAGCCAAGTACGCCTTCGCCCATCATACCATTTTTGAATTGACGGCTGATTGTGTCTGTTGGATTGAACAAACCTTTCATACCTTCAACTAAACCTGCGTTAGCGGCTGGGTTAACAGTAGCGTAGCGTGGTGACATGACCGCAGCCGCTTCGTTTAACTTTTGTTGTGCTTGTAGCAAAACTAAAGAAGTAGAAGGAGTTGTGCCTGGTGTACCGACTGACTGATAAATTGCTTTGTAGCTGTTTGCTACGTCAGCATCAACAGATGAAGCCAATTGTGAGATACGTGGTTTAAGAACACGTTCAGCAAAGTCATCTAACTGCATCGTCAATTCAGCAGAGGTGAAGTTAACACCAATGTGCTTTTGGCTAGATACAGTCAAAGTTGTGTACTGTTCGTTGTCATCTTGAACTTGGAGAGCAGCGCCATCCGTTACTAACGCTCTGTCTGGTAGACGGATACGGAGTGTTGAACCAATTTTTGCGCCTTCGACAGCAAAACTATCGTCATATTGACGGTTTACGTTGCGAGTTAATACGAGATTGTTTTCTAGGATCTCAAGAGATTTTCTTGTGATCATATCAATCGTTAAAATGCTATTTGCCATGATAAATCCTTTAAAAAATAATAGTTAGCGTTTTCGTTGCGCTTCCCACTTTTTCACTTGACGTTGGCGTTCGGCTTCAATCCATTCTGACGTACTCATCGACTTAGTCGAACGAGGATCAGTTGTATCTAATGCTGGCGATCCAGAGGATCTAGCCGTAATCGGTGCGATAGGTGCAGGCGCGTTCGATGTCTTTTTTACAGGTGGATTGTCGCTTAATTTTGCTTCAATCTTCCCCAATTCTTTGGCTTGTTGGAGAGGTGATAAACGTGAAATACGATCCGCTTCTTTCGGATTAGACCCTAGGTAATAAGCCATGTCGGGACCAACTTCTGATGCTTGAATCGTTTGAGCCATAGCGTCCGTAATTGGAAGTTTGGGGTTGTAAGCGACTTGTTCAAAGTCATCATACTTAGACCTAGCTTCTTCTTCACGTTCGTGGAAAGACTCAATGATTTCAGACTGCTGCCTAGCTTGTTCACGCCTAGCGAGTAGTTCTTCTGCCTTCCGTTCTGCTAAGACTTCAGCATATTCGTCTGGTGAGTTGAAATTCTCCATCGGCGGAATTTCTACTGGGGCTTTTCGGGCTTGTGACTCTTGCACCCTTGCTGCCTGTTCTCTTTCCCATTTACGTTGTTCTCTAGCAAGTCGTTTACCAATTGCAGCATCTAATTCTTCTTGTGTGAAGGTCTTAGATTCTACTACTGACGTTTCTACTTCCGGCGCTATTACTTCAGTATCAGGTGTAGCCGTTACTTCCTGTTCTGGCGCGGGTACGACCGCTTCTACTATTTGTTCATCAGACATTTCATTGTTTCCTTAGAAACCCCGATGTATTGCATCGGTACAATTACTACAAAATATATTCTTTAAATTGTGACTTGTCAAGCAATTCAAATTATTTTACGTTTATGGTGCAGTTCCTGTTATTGAGCCTTTTACAAACAGTTGAACATCACCATAATAATTTCTTCTTGCGTTTTGCGTTAAGGTAATAACTCCTGTTGTTGAATTTGCGCTAGAAACTTGACCATAAGGATAAACACTATCTTGAGGTGATTGAGATAAATTAGTTGAAATAATGTAATCGGTAGTTGCTAAAGCTAAGAAAAGCGTATTTGGTAAAATAATCCCTTGAGTTGTAGCTTCTGTCCCACATAATCCACAAGTTAATGTAGCTGCACCGGATGCTGAGGTTGCAACAATTCTTTTAAATGTTGGATAAAATGCTCTAGCATTTTTAAATAATAAACTTCCTACAGTTGCAGACATTGTTCCATTTGCTTCCCATACTGGACTGCCAGTTGTACCGGAATTTCTAATCCCTGTTAATTGACGAACTCTTAAGGATACTGTTCCTGACCCATAAGTGATACCGACAACAAAATAAACATACCCATTCGTTATATCAATGACAATGTCACCAGCATTTACTGCTAATTGTCTTGCAGCACTTGATCCATATTTATCCGAAATAAATGTATCAGCTACAGTAAAAGTATATTCATTTTTATACTTGGCGGCTGAAGTTGTTTTGGTCAAAGAACTCAAATTGTAAGTTGCTCGATCTAAATACATATCTTCAAGCCCTGACAATGGCCATGAAGCTCTTCCTTGTTTTAAATTCCTAACAAACCAAGGGATGACTAAACCACGTTGATTGTAATAATAAGAAGTTGTATAGTCGATTGCTAATGCATCTGATTCAATTAATTTATTACCAAAATTAAAACCACCAAAGTCAAAATAAGTAGATGAATTAGTAACAACATTTAATGAAAGTGCAGAATTAGCTAAAAATGTACAAGTATATGATGAAGCCACTTGAGCAGATTGAGGAGTATCATTAATACCAAAAGCATCAAGTCCTCTATCAAAGTAAAGAGCTGATCCAGTAACAATGCAATTAAAGTTGCTAAATCTATATCCACCTTGAATTAATGTATTGTTAAATTCAACAACCGTATTTTGACCATTTAAAATATAGTTTGGCGAATATTCTTGATTTCTATAAATAAAATTAAATTTACATGAGTTAAATATAACCCCTGGTGCTTGAGTATTTTGTGAAATTTTTTGCGTATGAATATTACCAAAAGATCGCATTACTTCAGAATAACAATTATCAAATTGCATGGCCTGACCACCAGGAGCTATTTGATTGCAATCAGTTTCAACATTAAGTAATTGATATACATTATCAAAAGATGAGCTTGAACAAAGGATACTTGTAAGCATATTTTGACCACCATAAGTCACACCATCAATGGCAGTTTGAGCAAAATGAAGCCTTGAATTAATGATGTTTACATTTCTTGAATCATCATTACCAGCAGCGTAATTGACCACATTGAAACTTACATCAGAATCTTTAATAGTAGTAAAGTCACCATTTCCACTTGTTCCAGCATAAGGAGCTTGCATAATTCCAACAACAAAACCTGATATTTCCACATTTTCAAATACGCATGAACTAGAGTAATTTTTGTTGTATTGAGCTACTGTTCCTAAAAATGAAGGGTATGTTACATCTGGATAGGAAACAGTAGGTCTAGCATTTGAATAAGCATCAATAGTTACTCCAGCATAAGGAGCATATCTAGTATTATTAGCAGCTGAAATATTTGGGCCATACCAATTAGCGACAACAGAAGTATCAGTAATAGAAGAATAATTTGCGTATAACCAGGCTAAATTTTTACCTGTAATTACTAAATTTCTAAGTTTAGGCCTTCTACATCCTTGAATGTTTATTGCTGGTCTATCAACAAAGTTAGGAATAATTCCTGATAATGGACTTCCAGCATCCGTTCCGTAAGATGTTTCACCAGTAAGGATAATTTGATTAAACCCATTTACCCCGTACCCCAATTGAATGGTATCACTAATTAAGTATTTTCCAGCGGGAATAAATACCTCAGCACCTTGATTAACAAAATTTCCAGATACAGAAGGAGTATTGAAATACATCGCAAAATTAATTGCATTTTGAATAGCAACAGTATCATCAGTTACACCATCACCTACTGCGCCAAAATCTTTTACTGAAATTAATTCTTGAAGTTTATTTTGAACTGTTCTTGAAAATTTAGCCGTTCCTGTGCCTGATCCAGCACCTGTAGCGGTAAAAAGAAGCCCAACTGTATTACTTGCCGCGCCAATTAAAGTAAAATTGGTAGTGCCAATAGATGTAATTAAATAGGTGTTGCCAACAACAAAAGCCCCAGCGGTTACTATGTAGCCTTGTTCATAAGAGATGCTAGACGCATCATTAATGATTGGTGGTTGTGCAGAAGATGGAATGTTATCGTAAGTCCCAATTAAAACATTATTTGCGTCTTTTAAAACAAATTTATACCCATAACCTGTTGTAAGCCAAATTTCGCCGCTAGGTACCCGACCAGAAGCATCGAGAATAATTGGGTTAGTATGCGCAGCTGCCCCTGAGTTAGATGTATAAGTCGCTATAGGTGTAGTAGTACCAGCCGCGTAAGTGTAAATTAATCCACCAGTTAACACATTTCCAGAATTATCTAAAAATTGCGCGCCAGCACCAGCAAAAAGCGAAAGAGTGACAGTCATATTATCCTACCTTCCAATTTGTACCATCACTATAAACTGGTGTAAATACTGCACCACCGCCTGTAACTGTTGCTTGAAATACTGGTGTTAAAGCATCTGTAACAAATGTTCTTGATCCTTGTCCTACAGTCGCAGCACTTGGTAAAGTTGCTACAGTTGAATAACTTAAAGGATAACGAATAACTGTTTGAGTATTATTACCAATTGTTATTTCATTAGATACAGTTGCTGA